CACTTCAAATATTGCTAATGCCTTATCTTTTAAAGCTTGTTTTTGTTTTTCCTGATTAATCTTAGCTTGAGTTCTTTTTGCTAATGCCTCACGTTGTTTAATCTTATCACGTTCTAACTGGTCTGAGTTATTGATAGCTTCAAGTTCAGCATCACTTGATGCAGTTATATCATTTATCCTTTGCTCACTTGCTATTTGACTTATCTCGTTAATACTTTGAAATGAACTTAATACCGCACCAGCTACTTCAAATGCCTTATCTACTCTTGCATCTTGTTCAGCATTTAACTTAGCAGTTGTATCTGCATTAATCTTAACAACCGCTGCATTATACTCTTCCTCACTCATCAACTTCTTATCAAGTGAGTTGATTTGCTTTTGACCTTCATCTTCAATCAATTTAACTCTTTGAGAAAATGTTGATGTACCTAATGTAACCGCTGCTTGTGCTTCAGCATTCTCAATGTCAATACGTTTGTTTGCCTCAACTACTTTAGCATCTGTTATCTGTTTGTCAGTCTTAGCTATGATAGCTTTTTTGTTAGCCTCTTTTACCTCAAGTGAACTATTAGAAGATGCATTAGCATTTAATTCTGCTTCTGCTCTTGCACGTATCAATGATAGTTCATCTTCAAGAGTAGTAGAACCTAACATCTTCTGTAGTTCAAATGCTTGAACTCTAAGGTTAAACTCTTCTTGAATGCCTTTGTTCTTTATGTCTTGAATCTTCTTTACATTGTTAGCAGTCAATAACTCAAGGTCTGCTGCTGATGCCTTGTTGACATCAATAAGTGCTTGTAGCTTTGTCTTTTCAATCTCAAAGGTCTTATTAGCAGATGCTATTTCATCTTCTATAGTAGCAGTACCTAATACCCTTTTAGCCTCCAGTAACTTTACCTCTTCAGATATTGCCTTAGTAGTGGCATCTAAATTAATCTGTTCAATCTTTTCTGCAAGTTGAGCATCAATAAGTTCAATTGTAGATGCTCTTAGTTTAGCATTAGTGATTGATGCCTTTGCGTTAGCCGTTTCTATTTCTGCTTCTTTCTTTGCTTGGTCAATCTTATTCTGAGTTGATTCACCATTAGCTAACTCAAGTACCTTCAATCCATTTAACTCAGCCTTAAGCCTATCTTCAATTAACTTATTGTTTGCCTCCCTTGCTTTGTTAGCATTATCTATTGCATCTTGTGATGCTTGTTTATTAGCATCAATATCAATAATAGTTTTGTTTGTATTAGCTGCTTCTACATTTGCATTTGATATTGCCTTTATGTCAGTAGTTAGTTTATTTCTTAACTGGGTGCTTATTGCCAATTGTTCTATTGCAGCCTTTAGTCTTAACTCAGTAGATTTACGAATGCTTTGTTGCTCATTAGCAGCAAAACCTGATTGTTTCTTTTGTAGGTCTTCAACTACTTTTTGTTGAGCCTTAATAGCATCATCTTGTTTAATCCTTTCAACTACTAATTGCCTAATATCACCTATGATTTTCTTATTAGTATCTCTATCAATCTTGTTTTTATCAGCAGTAGATTGTGATAACTTACCTTGTGATACAAGTAGTTGTTCGTTTAAATCAAGTTGTTCATCAGATAATTCCTTAATTAATATCTTAGACTTAGCAAGTTCAGCGTTAGCACTATTTTGTGCATCTTCAAATGCTTTAGTAGCTGCTGCATTCCTTTGATAGATTTGATATAATACCGTTAACCCAATCACAAGTAAACCAATGCCAGTACCAGCTATTGCAATCTTTAATAAATCAAGGCTCTTCTTAGTTGCTAATGTAGCAACCGCAGCACCCTCTTCAGCTACTGTTAATGTACCAACAGCACCAGCAGCAGCAGTAGTGGTCACTATCTTTTCTTTCATAAAGATATTCTGCAAGGCTATCTTAGTAGCACCTTGACCAGTTACTAATGTAGCTATCTCTTGCAAACCAGTTAACAATGCTAATGCACCCTGAGTTCTTGCTATGGTCTTATTCAAGTCTTCACTATCTACACCAAATGCAGCAGCAGCACCTTGAGCAATTGCAAATCCAGCAGCAAGACCTTTGACCGCACCTACCGCTGCATCGAACTTAAACGTGTCAGATGCAAGTACCTTAACCCTTTCATTCGTATCACCTATTTGGTCTTCCAATGCACCAGCCTCAATAGCTAACTTTTCAAATGCAGCAGTACCATCTAACCCAGCACCTTCAAGTGCTGATAGTTCAGCCTTTAATTCTCTTAATTGAGCCTTGAGTGATTTGGTTTTCTTTTCGGTTGTATCAGTACCAGTATTAGTATCTTGTAATGTCTTTTGGTAATTTGCTAATGCCTCCTTTGCCTTTAGCGTTTCCGCTGCATTCTGTTTGATTTGACCACCTAATGTAATGGCAGCCTTACCGAACTTAATTGATTCACCAGTTAGCTTAGTTAGTGCATCACGATTCTTATTGATGTTAGCAATGTTGCTATTAAGTGCCTTAGATACTTCTTGTGAACTAAATGCAGCAGCCATTGACTTACCCATTGCTTTATAAGCATCAGCACCTTCTTTAGCTGCTACCTCAGCACTATCTCCTATCTGCTTATTGGCATTGATAATTGTATCTGTTACCGCCTTGAGTGATGCTGCTTGAGCCTCGTATTCAATTATAACTTTAGCCACGATTTTGAGTCTTTATGAATTGCTCAAATTTAGTAATAAATAAATCAACATCACTATTCATTAGTTGATTGTATGCTACCACATCACCCTCAACTATTGTCATTACTTGATTTTTAATTCTCGTGGTCGTTTCACTCGCTCTGGCTCTTGGACTGAATCTAAGTGGGTCAATGCTTTGATTAGGTTGCGTTGTGCTTCCACGTTGTACTCCCATAATTTCTGAAAGTCGCTTGGAGACATAGACATTAAGGGTATTAGCGGCTCTATACCCAGCCGTGTAAAAAAATCGTGTGAACCCTCCTTGCACATCTTTTCAAACACTTCTAACTTTTCTTTATGGATATCATTGTTAATGATGGTAGGGTCTTCATCATCACGTATAATCCATGTAGCAGCTATGTTGAGTAATAGGTCACGATGTATAATGGTGTCTTGCCGTTCACGTATGATGTGAATGTAGGTAGCAACTAAGGCTGCATTCTTAGGATTGGATAGACCAGCACTTAATGCTTTCTCCATACCTTCTAATATCAATTCCATTTCACTACCACTAATACCTGAACTTAATCGTTCTAACAATGCCATCGACATACTAAACCTTTCAAGTGGCATATTAGTCTCTTTCGGGAATTTAAGATAGTTGTAACCATCCTGAGTAAAGACCTTAACTAAGTTATAACTTGATTGTTTCTTATTCCACCTATTGTATCGATGCCACAACTTGCGAGGCATTAATCTTCTGAATAACTTCATCTATTGTGTTATTGCTAACCAACCTATCTAAGTTGGTTAAGGTTAGTATTGTAGTTCCTTGATTCTCTATTACCATCATTATAGCATTGACATTGACTAATACCTTGCAGTCTCCTAAGTCAATTGATGATAATTCTTGTAACTCTTCATCTTCAATGTTCTTGTTGTATTCAATCAATGTTGATTGTAAGATGATAAAGTTAGCCATAGGTCACCAGTATTCATGTGGGCATTGTGCATCTTCTACTCGTGTCTTAGCTGGTAGGAAACACCCACAAGCATTACAAAGGTTTAATCTCTTATACCTATGTTGGCAGTTGTTACATATTGCAGTTCGTTCACTACTCAACTTCTTATTCTTTGAACTTGCAGTAAGGTAGTAATACCACCCTCTAATGATTGCAGATAGTTTACTCATTAGTCAAGTTAACTATTGATGGTTCACTATCACTTACCGCAATACTAAAGTCAATGCAAGTATAGGTGTCTTCACCTATTGTTAGGTCTTGTCTTGTACCATTAGGTGTATCGGTTGTTATCCATAACGTATAACCTTGTAATGGGTCGATTAACACACCTTCAATGGTAATGTTACCAAACTCATCACTAATGCTTACAAAGGTCTGAATGCGACCAGTAGCCTTATACTGGATGCACACAAGGTAAGATGTATCAGGTTCAGCAACCCCGAATGTAAGACCAGTAGCACAAACATCTACATAACTACCTGAATCGTAACAAGGTGAACAAATGCTCATAGGTATCTTTTTAAAATTGAATTTACAAAGTAACGGAAACAATCAAGAAAATCTGCTCTCTCTGATAAGTTTTTTCTATTTGATTTAATGATACCACCATCAGCATTACATTGTACTTGTTTAGCATCATAGACGAATCCTTTACACCTAACTGAGTTGACCTTTACATCAAGTCGTGTTAATGCATTGTTGCAGTCTATTCGACTATTGTAGTGGGTAGGGTTAGCTGGAATAATTATTTGGCTATCTGCAAGGTGTAACCTTCTTTTGATTTGGGTATAGGCTGAACTATTATCTCTTTGTTGGATACTCCTACCATTACCCATTGCGTCACCAGTTATTCTAAGTAGACCACGTGGCACATTAAGACTTTCAACGTAATCACAGAATGCATCTATACTACCCTTGTCAATGTTTATCTCACCAATAACTGAACAACCTTTAGTTGTGTGTTGCTGGATGATTAATGCTGATAGTGGATTGATGTTGAAATCGACTGAGATAAATACTGGTAAGTTAGGATTGATAGTTAGTGAATCGTCTATGTGTCTTTCATCATCCCAAGCATATAAGAATGGGTTAGATACATCGTCCATAACATCCCAGTCACCTTCAACAAATCGTGCATACTGAATTGGTGGTAACTCTTTAAGTGACTCTAAGTAATCTTGACTGATGTATGGGTTATCTGTTATACGTGAGTTGATGTAAGACCACTTATCAGGTAGTGTATTACTTCGCCACCTTTCATAAATAACTGACTTAACCCAATTGTTAGCAGGGTTGCAAGTAGCAAGTAATACTATTGGTGGTTGACCTATAGCTTTATTCCAACTACCTATACGTTCTTGCACCTTGTAGAAGGTTGCTTCTTGTAACTCATTTACTTCATCAAGACCAGCACCATTCACTTCTAACCCTCTGAATCTATTAAGGTCTTTATCATCATCAAATGATTCAGCCATAAAGATTAGTACACTACCATTAGTGAATGTAACTACATTGGTTTCCCTATTCCATGAACTAATGTATTGATTCAACCCATCGTTAAGTATTGAACTGAATGATGGGAAGGTTGTGCGCTTAAGGTCGGGTAAGGTCTTACGAATGATTACCCATCTTGAACGTGGGTATAGTAAACATAGTGATGATAGTGTTAGTAGTAACCAATACGTCTTACCACCTCGAATTGCGCCACCAAATACTATTACCTTCTTAATACCATTAACTGCAAGGTCGTATGCAGTTGTTTGACGTTTGGTTAACTTGAAACTCATTCATCCTTATCTCCCTCAGTCCTTATGATAATCAAAGGCTCAGTAGTATACATTGTGCTTTCACCATTGTTTGCCCAAAGTTTTCTTTGTCTATTAGCTAACCAATGCTTTGCTGCTGGTGTATCAGGTGGTAACTCTTTTCTTAGTTGTACTATCTGACCATCTTTAGTTAGTGCCTCTTCAATGATGGTTAAACCTAATGCTCTTTTATACATTGCCTTTGCCACTTTGCCATCTGCATTCTCTTTCCCTTGCGTTAATGACTCAAAAAACATTGGGTGTTCGGTTTTCCAATTGTTTAATGTTTGTTCAGTTATACCTAAGATGTTTGCCATTTGGCTATCTGATAAACCAAGAAGAGCCATTTCAAAGACTTGGTCATTGAATGCCTCCTTATACTTAGTTGGTCTACCTCCCTTGTTTGGTTCGTCTTGACTATTCATCTTTTACGTTTTGATTTTTCTGCTTCAGCATAAGCAATGGCTACCGCTTGTTTTGGTTCGTAACCTTCTTTTATTAACTTCTGAATGTTCTTATTGATTACCTCGTATGTATCTCCTTGTATGAGTGGCATAGGTATCTGTTTGAATTACAAAGTTACAAAAGAATTTAGTTTGTCAAGTGATATGAATTTCTGTAGTTCGAATCCTTGCTCTTTAAAGTTCATCGTGGTGCAATGTTCAATAAGATAGTCTTTAGGTATTAACCACCTACTTTGTTCGTCTACTATCTCAACCTTGTCAAAGGTCACTCCATTCTCAATCAGGTAATAGTTAATGCCATAAGAGTTATTGACCCTCATAAGATGCTTACCTCGTGACCTTACAAGCCTTAGAGTTCTTGTGACCTTATCAATCTGACCTATGGCTCTCTTCTTACCATCAACAAGTAGCAATGATAGATTGATGATTGAATCTTTGTGAGAGGCAATTAACTTATTACCACTTGAATCTTGTATGGTGTGGGTCTTGTTCATAGCTGGTATGTATCAATTCGTTTCTTTACCATATCAATAAACTTATCCATCATTGCTGAATAGTAACTATTAAAGTCATTGTAGCCTTCAGGATTGCGTTCAAACAAAATATAGAGGCAAGACCTCAACCTTTGACTGGGTGTCTTGTTTCCCATCTCTTCTGCATCTATCTTGATTGACTTGAGTAACTCTTCATCATTGTAATTAAATGCTTCGCCTTTGAATGCCATCACACCTACACCTGATGTCCATTGGTTGAATAACTCAGCAGCCTTAGATGGTGAAAGTTCTTGTGTACCTATCACTACCTTTAGAGTCTTATCTCTACGGGTAGCAAC